ATCTTTTTTAATTTTTTCAAATCTATCAGGAGGGCTGTTTTCGTTACAAAATATTCCCTGTCGCATAAAATGATTCCATCCTACACGTTGCATGTATAACGGATTTAGCTCGTGTACTGCTGATGTTCCGGATCTAAACACAGGGCTTTCGTATACTAAAAATGGCTTATTTGATTCCTTAATAAAATCAAATTGATCTTTGTATTCTATTAGATGATCTTTATATATGTTAGTTTGCATGAATCCATCAGCACTCTGTACTAACGGATCATTTAAATTTTTAACTAATTTAAAATTAGGCAAGTCAGGAATAAAGTCTTTATTATGCCCATGGAAACTAGTTAAATCAAAGCTACCTTTTATGCCAACTATTAATGGTTCATTAGATGCTGGCATCTTCCATACCTGCCACTCTAAGTTTAACTACGTTTGTAATTTGCCATTGCTTTTGATCAAGACCCTTTAAAAGTCCTAACCATTTGTTACGCATAAGTGCAAACTCGTTGATAATCTTTTCGTAGTCAACAACATCTGCCTCACCGTCTACGTATTTTTCAACGTCACGGCTTGACAGAGCTCGTTGATAGTTTTCGAGATATTTCTTAAAATATGAGCTACGCAACCTACGTAGCTCAATATTTAAGTAGTGTAGGATTGCTTCAATCTCTTGAAGCTGATTAAAACGTTGTTCAACGATACCGGGCATTTCTGCCGCGGCACGTTCAACATTGCCTTTGAGCTTTACATCAAGTCGACCTTGTATCAGCTCATCTTCAAAGAACTGTACAGCACTCGGTATCTTAGATATGTCTCGCGATACTTCACTATACCAGCCCATTATTCATCCCAATCTTCTTCGTCATCGTCTACATTATCTAAGTCTAGATAGTAGCTAATTGCTGCATCTAAGTTAGAATCAGTTCCGACAACATCTTTAAATGTTTCATCACTAACACCATAGTCTGCTAATAGATCAACATACTTTTCAGCTACTAATTCCATTTGCTTTTTGTCTACGTACTCTTTAAACATTGTCCAGATGTCACTGATGTGTTCTTCATTCATTTGCGGTTGCTTCCTCGATTTGCTCTACGGTTGCTTCTTCTAAGTCAACTTCATCGGTATTTACCACAGGCTTTATTTTCTCGTTGTACTCCATCATGATCTGATCAAGCTTACCGCCGATCATCCAAGCTTTGCGATACTCAAGAACTTCTTCTCCTGCTAGGTTAACATACTTGAGCCGATTACCTTGCTTAACTAACAAGTTCTTCTTCTCAAATAATTCAACTAAACCACTGTATGGATTCATACCAGTTTCATAAGGAATCTTAACTTGCACACCTTCGAAAGGTTTTGCATATCGAGTCTTCATTACTTTACAACCAGCACGTATGCCCATAACTTCTGAGATCTTGTTGCCGTCTTCATCTTCTTTCAACTTCATCTTCTTCATTGCAACAACAATACTTGATGCATAGATAAAGCCTGAACCACCACTGATCTTATCATCTGGATCAAACATATCCTGCGATGCATAAGTGTGGTTAGTACATACCAAGCCTACGTTAAGCGAACCAATCATGTTAACAGTATTACGGACTAATGAAGTTAGTGCTTTAGGCTTACGACCCATATCACCTTTCATATCACCTTTGTTAAACTGATCAACGTCAGTAGGTGTTAGTAACATACCCAACGAATCAACTACAAACAATACTTTAGGACGATCTTCTTCGTCCATAGCACGATACTCTGTAATAAATGTTGAGATAGTTTTTGCTACATCATCAATCATTGACATGTTTAGCTTGAGTAACTTCTCTGGGCTAGTGTCAACTTGCAGAGCCTGTAACCAGCTCTCGTCAAGTGCGTTCTCTGAGTCAATTAATACTACAAAGATACCTTGATCCTGTGCGTCTTTTACAATGTTACCTGAACAGAAATAACTCTTACCTGCTCCTGATTCACCTGCAAACACAGTAACCTTACCTAGTGGAACACCTTTGTGAAAGTCTCCTGAGATAAGATAGTTTAGTGCATATGATCCTGTACTGATCCAATCAGTGGGATCGTTAAATCCAGTACTCATGCCTGAGATACTTTTAGTCAAGTCCTTGCGGAACTTGCTAACGTCAAATGACTTAGCCATTAAATTCTCCTATTAAAGCTGTAAAGAACCCCCAACAGTGTTTATTACACCGAAGGGGGTCTTAGTACTAGTTACGACTGACGTGCGCGGATCATTGCTAGAATGTCGCTTGCGCCACCAGCTGGTGCTGCTTCTGCAGGTGCTGCTACTGGTGCTGCAATTGCAGCTTCTGCTACTGCTACATCTGCCGCAAATGGCGCTTCTGTAGGTGTAGTTACAGCCGGTGCTACTGGAGCACTTTGACTAGTTGCAGTTGCTTGTGGGCTTGCCGCTTTCTGCGGATCGCCTGTACGTGCTTGCATACCTGCAGGGCGGAAGTAGTTACTCCAGCGATCAGGATCGTATGCTTCACCATCTACACTTGCTTCAAACATTTCCTGCATAACCTTAATCGCAGTTGCGTCTGGCTTTTTAGGAAGGAAGTCTGATAAGTTAAACAAGTTATTAGTGTTAATTGCTTGCATTTCAACGTCACTTAACGGACGCTCTCTACGTGCCCAATTACTTGTGCCGTAATCTGCATAGCCACCTTTAGATGTTTTGTTTAGACGGAAGTCTACACCAGCTGTATAATCAGTTGGTAATTCTTCCATGTCTGGATCAAGCAATGCTGCTTTAATGATTTGGAAAATCTGTGGACCAATAATAAAGCGTCGAATTGGATTCTCTGGCGCTTGATCATCTGCAATTGGATTTTCAGTTACAAAGCCTTGGAATACGTATGAACGCTTTTTCCAATACTTACGGCCCATGTCTTCAAGACTTGCGTCTTTAAACCAACCGCGTACTTCTTGTAAGATACCACAGCTTTCGCCGTACATTTCCATACACGGTACTTGTACTTGTACCGGACGTGATGCTGTATCACCTTTAATACCTGCAAACGGAAGTTTGATCATCAAACGTTCTGCCCAGAAAAAATCTGCATCAGGATTACCGTCAGGTAGGAAGCGCATTGTAGTGCTTTCGCCTTCTTTAATATTCCAAAATGGGTAAATCGGATTAGGACCTTGCTGTCCTGAGTTGCCGCTGGATTTTGCTTCCTGCGCCTTAAGTTTAGCTCGAATTTCTGCTAATGATGCCATAGTTTATTGCCTCTCTTGTTATATGCCTATGATGTAGCGTTATTGCTACGTGCCTTTTAATGTATAGCACAGTTATTATTATACAACAGATACTATACAATGTCAAGTCTTTTTTAAAGAAAAACTAAAAAAACTTATAAGTGGGTTAGCGTAGTCCTGCTAACTCACGAATTCTGTCATGCTCGCTTGTGTCTGGTGCTTCCATTTGCTGTGGTTGATTGCGCATTTGATGCTCATCAAACTTTGCGTTAATTTGTTCAATGAACTGCTTTGCAGGATCAATAAACTCTTCACCGTAGTCTTTTTCAACCATTGTTAGTACTGCTGTTTCGCCTTTAGGAAATGCTCCATTCTCGCGATCAAAGTAACTAAGGATGAACTCGCCTAATGGTGTCTTTTGTTCATCTTCTTCCATAGACTCATCATCTTCTCTTTTACTTAATGCGTCACCCATCTTAATAGAGTCAATACTTTGCATTACTGGATATAGCACAGTTACAACTTGATTACCAAACGCACCATCCTTCATACCACTATCATCATTGCCAGCAAGTTCTTTCTTCTTAGCAATGCCGCGTAATTTCATCATATCGTCAATAGCTGATTTGAAGTTTTTATCAATACCTTGGAAGCCTTTTGTTTTTGTTTCAATCCATGTATATACGTCCCATACATCACTAACGTATCTATTTGCAAAGCCACGTGGCATTTCTGCTTGACCTCGTTCAAAAGACTTACCAATGCCACGCAATTCGCCTAATAGGTCAGTAGCATCCTTTGCATTATTAATGTATGCTTCGTCTACAGTGTCTTCATTCATGTCATCCCACATTGCAGATGCTTCTTCTTCGCCGTAGTCGCTATACTTGTTCATGAACTCTTCTTTGTCCATGTCTTGAGCATCGTCAGTCATATCGCGTTTAAACTGGCCTTCGCCAAACTGACCCATCATTTCTTCAAAGCCCTGCTCTAGCTGTGCATCCTCTGGTACGCATTTGTTTACACGCTTGCCTTTGTTCTTTCCAGTACCTTTTTGTGTACCAGCTTTTTTGTAACCATCCCAGCACTTGTCTGGTCCTGCTACTTCTTCTAACTCTTCTGGTCCTAGTGATTTTGCTTTGCTTGCTTCACTTACTAGATTATAAATGTACGGAAATACATCTGCTAGTTCTTCGTTGAACTGCTTAATAGTAAGTTGGTCAATCCAATTCTCTGCAACGTCTGTAGGTACATCTTCCATCATTGGCTTAGCATATGCTGCAAATGTTTCTGCATAAAACTTTGGCTTTTGCAATGACTCGATTGTTTTCTTAACTGTAGCAATACGCTCTTTAACAATATCAACATATCCTGCTAGGCTTTCTGCCATTACAGCACTACGCCCCATGTAGTTTTTAAACTTGCGTAACTTTGCCATTTCTTCTGATAGCCCAACAACGTGTGTGCCAAAATCATCATGTGGTTTACCACCTTCGCTAACATGCATTGCCATTGCTCTTGCACCACTTAGGTGTTTGAATGGATACATAAAACGCTCGCCGTCTGCACTCTCAATGTATATTTTGCCAATGTTGCGAGTGCGTCCTGATGTACTTTCTTGATTAACACTTTCTGTGTGCTTAATCATAATACGTGCTTCGCCTACATTTTGGTAGCTAATTTTACTAGTACCGTATAATTTTGATTCATTCATGTTCTCGTCCTCAGGGGTTTTCGCTAAGAATTTATAATCTCTTTTTTCTAGGTTTGATTTAGTGATATCTCGTACACTATAGTCTAGCATACGCTTTTTGCCAAATATACGTAACTCTTTTAAGAAGTCATACCAATCGCCTTTTGTCATTTCGTCTTGATCTTCCATAAAGTCTTTACTGTATATAACAGTTAATCCTTCATCTTCGTCAATACTTATGCTAACTTTACCAAGCCCGTTATAGTTAAAATCAAAAAACCTTGCAAGTTCTGGCTCGTTGGTAACTGTTCCTACTTCGTCACCTATAGTAACTTCAGGAAAGCGTCCTCTAATCTTATTAAAAAGATCTTCACCAATTTTATTAAATTCTATCATACTGTATTTATCTACCTAGTTAAAAGTTACTGCTTATAAAGATGGGCATAGGTGCTTCGTAATCCTCTATGTCTTCAGCTTGTGTAAAGGTACTATATATTCTTGGATCCCAGTCTTTGAGTACAGCCA